ATAGGACCAATAGGACCGCTAGGACCTGTTACACCAATATTACCAATAGGACCGATAGGACCAATAGGACCGCTAGGACCTGTTGCACCACTAGGACCAATAGGACCAATAGCACCTTGGGGACCGATAGGACCAATAGGACCGCTAGGACCTGTTACACCAATATTACCAATAGGACCGATAGGACCAATGGCACCTTGAGGACCGATAGGACCGCTAGGACCTGCTACACCACTAGGACCAATAGGACCACTAGGACCGCTAGGACCGCTAGGACCTGCTACACCACTAGGACCACTAGGGCCACTAGGACCACTAGGACCACTAGGACCTGCTACACCACTAGGACCAATAGGACCTTGAGCACCTTGAGGACCGATAGGACCTGCTACACCACTAGGACCACTAGGACCTTGAGCACCTTGAGGACCAATAGGACCTGCTACACCACTAGGACAGCTAGGACCTGCTATACCACTAGGACCAATAGCACCTTGAGGGCCAATAGGACCTGCTACACCGCTAGGACCGCTAGGACCGCTAGGACCTTGAGCACCTGTTGCACCCGCGGCACCTGCTGCACCACTAGGACCACTAGGACCCTGAGGACCAGTTGGACCCTGAGGACCACCACCTCCGCCACCACTACCACTTCCTACAGTGATAATATTGCCGTCAGATTCTTTTAGAAATAATGAAGAGTTACCTAGGGAACCTGAAGTAAATATTGCTATTTGTCCAGTTCCAGGATTATCTACAGCGCTACCCGAGGTATATTGAATATTAATTTGAGCCATTACAGGTGTATTTTGTTATAAATATTATTTCTTCTATTAAAGTTATTGGACTCTATCAGGAACTGTAAATATTCCATTAGTTACTACTGTTCCTAAAATCATAGGGGCAGATGTGACAGATAAAACACCGTGAGAATAAATAGGATTAGGACCTGGGATGACTAAATCCCCACCTTCTATTGTTAATACTGCTCCTTCAGCTACTATTAACTCTGATACCTCAATGTTAGTGTTTGCACTTACAGTAAATGTAGTTCCTGGGAGTACAACCCTAGGGATAACGGTATCATTACCTGTAGCAGGTGTTGTGTCCTTTGAGAAGGAGGAGATTGAAACTTGATCTAAAAATCTAACTTGGCTCATTCTTCGTTGTTTATTCTTTTACGTGTGTTCACATTTGTGTTTACACGAGTTCTACCATCATCTGTAACCTGTGGATTTGGTTGGAATACATCTGGTTTTGATGTAGTTTCCATCGAAAATATAATCTTTGATTTTTCGTTATATTTTTTAATGGAGGATAAATCCTTTTGTATAATATCGGGTATTATATACCCATACATATTAATAGTAAATGTACTCCTTACTACTCTTTCTTGTCCGTCGTTTAGTTCTTGGATAGTGTTAAACTGATCGATTGAAGTATTAAACTTAAACCTTTCAGGATCACCCCAATACGAATCTGAAGCGTAGTTAACTGCTTCGATTATTTTATTTAATTGGTCAATGTAGTAAGTTTGGATAATAACGCTATATTGTAAAGTAACGTAATCTGGGACTACGTTTGCTACAAATTGTTTTGTTTGAACTCTGTTATTTAGAGCATCAAAGTTAGAGTAGAAGTTTTTACTATTATATTGTTTTTGCCAAGAAGTGTATAAGTTAGGGAAGTTAGCATCCAACTTATTAGTAAGGTTTCTTTTTTTAGTTATACTATTACGTTGAAACATAATGATTGGGTTCATTATCTTACCACTTCTATCTCTATAATATCCATCTTTTTGGAATGATTTCCATCTCTCAGGAGCACCATAGACAATAGGTACAGCTATTCTTTCACCATTTTGATGAACTGTAGGACGTATTACATTTTGAAAATAATACATTAATGCTTCGTCAATATCTTGGATACCAACAGCAAACTCTTTATAGGTATCTCCCTTTTGAGACATTTTTTCAGAACGATTAAAGCTAATCCCAGATTGGTTAACATCAGGATTAGAGGAATATTCTGTAGCTGTATTAGGGTTTACACCAGTGTAAGGTTCTACCCCAGCTTCACTAATCTCTCTTTGAGTTTTTGGTCTTGGTTTTCTATTCTTAGCCATTAGAAACGTTCTTTATAAGGTGAAATAGCTAACTTATCAGCAGGCACATAGTGAGTATTACAAATAATAGAAACATTATATCCAAACTGGTCTAAATCAGTATTACCTAGTGGGTTTATTCCGTTATCATCTTTATAGTCATAATCTGGGTTTTTACCTACAAAGTATTGGTTAGCATTTGTGCCGTCTACCTCGTAGTATCCATTTTTCCACATTATAATATCACCTACTTCAGGTACTAAATTAGCACCATAAACTGAGGTGGAGTTGAAGTCTTCTAGTTTATTTAAAAGATCATCTCTTAGGAATTTAAAGGTAATACCCCATTGGAAATCTACACCAATTTCACTATCAGGATATGATTGGTCACTTCTTTCGATAATAGAGTTTAATAATACAGGTTCGTTCCAATATTTTTCTTTGGATGCTTCACCATACATATTAACTATTGTTTCTTGGATATCCGGTTTATAATACACTACCTGTTGTGATATAATATTCCCCATCAACTCTCGGTTGACGTGTCTAAACATGCTTATATCTCGTGCTTCCCCAAATAATGCCATTAGCCTACAAATATAGTCATTGGTATATAAGTCATCTCTTCATTTCTAAACTGAGATTCGTCTCTTCGTCTCTCCAACATAGCTCTCTTTGAAGTTTCATCAAAGTATGTTCTTAGCTTTTCAACTAGTTTATCTCTATCTTTTTCTCCACCAGCCAACAAGTCACTACCATTTAAAGTAACATCTGAACCTGGTATTGGGATGTTTTGATATTTGTTTCTAACGTAAGCTAACATTTCTTTAGCAATAGCTAATGTCATTTCAAAAATCCAACTTCTACCTACTGAGTTAATTTTTAGGTATTGAGGATTTTCATAAGGGACATTTGATACGTCTGATATTTTATCTGTAGCATCTATAATAGAATCAGCTAACCTTTCATCTTTTTTAAGATATTGGAACCAAAGTTTTGTACCTGTATCACCATCACTAGGGATTGGGAATATTCTAAGTTGGTTATTTATTAACTCGAATGAATAGTTAGATCTTCTGATTTGTTCACTCATCTCGATTGATTGCATTCTAGCTAAATCGAAGTTAAGAGGCATTAATAAGAAATTTACAGCTGGTGAATAACCACCCCAACCGAAGCTATCTGTTAAACCCATCATACCTGTTCCTGTACCTCCAAATGGATCATAAAATCTATCTATAGCAGGAGGTGCCTCATAAAATACTCTTCTTATTTCAACATTTTCTCCTTCTAATCCGTTTTCAGAAGCCCAAGTATCTAAGTTATAGTCTTGTACTGACCCTGTTAGGGCAATAGAACCACTATACCAATTTGTATTACCTCCAACACCAGCTTCAGTACCATATTGTCCTGAGTATTTGATGATAGTGGCTAAGTTAGGTTGGATTATTTTATCATTTAGGGGGAATCTAGAATCACCACCTTCTAAAGAAAGATAATTTTCTCTAATTTTATAAGCATATAGCTCATTAGCATAAATAGTTGTTGCCTCTTCAAAAGCTGTATAGAAATTTATATCCTGTAATTCAACATTTTGAATTGGATATCCTAACCTTTGAGCACAAAACTTAGCTACCTTATCAGCATCATTCATAAAATCGCTATCGTAGTCATAAAACCCAAAAGGAGTTTTACCCGGAGCGAAGGAAGAAGAGCCAGGCCAAATCGCGATATCTGCCATATTGTTATTTTGATTATAAATATTAAAAAAAAAGTCCCTAAATAAGGGACTTTATATATTAGTTTAAGCTAAGTGTAGATTAACTAAGAGTAGGAGTATACCAAGCGCTTCCAGATCTAAAATAAAATGAATTATCATAAAAAGCTATAGATCCATTTGCTGAAGAAGTAGGTAATGAATCTAAAGGCAATAATGTAATGAGTTCTGTAGACGAGATTGAACCACTTACTACTAAAGAACCACTAACAACTAAAGAACCAGTTACAGCATGTGATCCTGTAAAATATCTAAAGTTATTATCTAACTCATCTGTAGTTAGAGGGGTTCCTTTATCTGATCTATAAGTTAAAGCCATTGGTTGTATTATTTTATATGTATAAATATACTAAAGATTTAGAAAAATCAATAAGTAGAAACCAGTTATTATGTAGGTGGGTTATTTTTATATGGATGTCCAGAGGGTAGG